ACTACGCATGCACTACACTCCCAGGACTTGCCTACGCCACGGAAGGCTTCCACAATGCAGCGGGTTGGCCCATGTTGCAGGTAATCCGCTATGTCGTATTGGATCTGGGTAGGGTCTGGAAGGTTCAGATACTTCCATACTAGGTACAGAAAGTTACGGAAGTCCTTTAACTCGTCAGGGATTTGCATATCGGGCTTGACTCAATGGATAATCTACACACATATACGGAGGAATATGGATAAACCTCAAGCAAAAAGGACACGCAAACCGAAAGCCCCCCATCGCCAGGTTGATGGCTATGATGGAGAGACTGTGGAATCAGGGGCGAAGACAAGTATCTATCTGCCCAATGATGTCATGGATCAGGTCAAGAGGTTTGCAGATGCCGACAAAGTTTCCGTTAGTCACTTTGTACGGAGTGCGGTACTGGTAGCTATGCGCTCTAGGATGCGTTAGAGTTCGGCAAACTTCTTCTCGAAGTCATCATCCGCCATGCCTTTCTGGAATGGCAGTACCTTAGTCAGGTCATTGAGGGGAGTACCCTCTGCCGCCGAGGTGATGACATCATTGTCTTTAAGGAGTTGTCGTGCCTGGCCTAAGATGCTGGCGTTGTACTCGCCGGACTGGTGCATATCATCAATGGCAAGGCTGAAGGTGTCAATCAACCTGCCTTGCAGTTCTTCCATGCGTTTCCGCATGTTGTCCGATAGCTGCTTGTCCATTATTCAATGGTTACACGAAGTTCAGTTATATCAGATCCACCCCAAGCAACATTGTTCAAAGTAGAACCAGTGAAGATCGCATAATCCTTAGTCTCGTATGAAATTGCGTTAATTGCTGGAGAGTAGTACCAAAAGATACCAGCAGCGTAGTTAGTGCCTCCGCTAGTTTGTGCAACATCTATTGGGCCACCAATTTTATAAATGTTGCCACCAGCACCACCTGCTCTGCCCCAAAATGTAACAGTACTCCAAGGAAACTCTGCTTCCACAGCAGCTGATAATGACAAGGCGTTTAAGCTGTTTGCTGCAATAGGGTTAGCAGTTCCAAAAAAGTTGGAACTCCAGCCCGAGTCATACAAAAACTTAGAAGACCCCGACATGGCAACTGTACCATTGCGGTTCCAAATGGCATGGGTAACTCCTGGATCGGAAGTTGGTAGATTCTCCATCAGGATGTTGTGGATCTCGCCGCTATTGTTATTGGCAGCGGCTGGATTTGATCCTGTTCCAATTTTCAAAGGTACTCCGTAAAGAGTTGTGCCAGCGTCATTATAGACTGCAAAGTTAAGGTAGTCGTTGTCTATTCCGATATGCGCCCTGCCTTTATCGGTTGGCGCATCGGTGTCCTGGAATATAACTACCGATGAAGTTCCCTCCAAAATAATCGCAGCAAGATCATTAGGATCTGTTCCTTCAGTTTGAATTTTCAGTACGCATTCACTTCCGGCATCGGTATCGTGCATCAACACATCCCCGTGGAATGTGTGTTTGTATGCAGCATCTTCTATTCCACCATTCCCGTAAACATTGTATCCATCTGTGGTAAGTTTTAGAGCAACATTTTTTTCTGCGCCTCCATCATCCAATGGGATGAATTTCAGTTCTCCATTAACTAATCGTACATTAAAATACTTATTATCAGTAGTTCCGTTTGTATCATAGAATTGAAGGATAGGATTGTATGATGCGAGTATCAGGACAGCATTTCCGTTTCCAGTCGTACTGGTATTCTCGATAGTAAGTACCGCTCCGTTTACTGCATTATCGTCATCACGGATTAACAGGTCGCCATAAAACTTGTGCTTGTAGGTTGTGGATGGGGTGCCACCGAATCCGAAAGTGGCATTGCCACTATCGTATTGCAGGTTGAGTGGTATCACATCCCACTTCTTTGTAGAGGAATTGTAGGCCAGGACTGCATTAGCTACTGCGCCTGCACCAGAGACTTCCCATCTGCCGTTATCTTCACTCCATGTTAGGATTGCGCCGTCTTCTGCGTTTACTGTGCTGATTGGGTCTTCCGAGGCTTCCTGCGCCAAATACAAGTTGTGCAAGTAGGTTGTATCCAGGTCGTTGGCCTTGATGACGCTACCATCTGAGAAGTTTACCAATCTACCAACTTGGTCATTATTGATCCCTCTGGTATTCCTGTAAACCCGTACCTTTTGTCCGGCGGATAATGGCGGGGAAATGACAACCTCTTTCGTTGGACTGGTAGATATGGTGAAGGTAAAAGAGCCTCCAGAGCTATTTACATCGTAGTCGGTTCCATCAATGTTTACGATTACGTGATAGTCTTCAAGGTAGTCAAAGTTGATGGCGAAATTAGTTTCTCCTGCTCCGCTCGTATAGTCCGTGTATGTGTTGGCCATTTGGTTTCCTGGTTAAAATTCTAGTGTCTGTAACAGGTTGTCAATAGTTGCTCCTTGGCGTTGCTGCATTCGTGCCATCTCATATTGCTGTTGGAATCTACGCAATTCTGGGAACTCCCGCAATGCCATATCTAAGGATTTTGCACGATACTCCGCCAATACGCTGTTAATCATGCGTATCCTTGGTGATGGCAAGCCCGGTTCACTCCTAGGATTCAGCTTCTTATATGCTGCGGAGCGTACTAACGAATTGAGGGATTGCCTGAGCGTCTTCCCGTCAATCTTCACCTTGGACATTATCTCAAGCCTTCTGTCATGTGCAGACTGCCCGTCCCGGTTCCTATGGGCCGTGAGATCCACAAGACCTTTGTAGGTAGGTGATACTTGTTCAAATCCGTGGTCAAGTTCTGCAATCTCCTTCATCACCACATCTCCTTTGTCGAAGCTGAGGTTGATTGGCATGGTAGCCCTCCAGAAGTTTGTGCCATCGTACTCTTTGACTTCGCCCAGTAGGTTGCGCTTCGGGTCTAACTTGCCTTGTTGGCCAGGGAGTGTGCGTAAAAAATAATCTCCAATGTTACGCAACTCTTTCTGTTCGTGATCTCCCATTATCCCTGCGCCGATACCTCCAACTGTGGTACGAAGCAAGCCAGATGCAGGAATGAAGTTAGATCCTAAGTTCCCGAGGAACTTTTCCATCTTTGTTCCAGAGTTGTCAGTCAATGCCGACATGAATTGGTTCAGTGAGGCCAAGTAGGATTTATTCAGAATGTTCCGCTGCAATGTAATAGCAGTGGCGATGAATAATCTGTCGAGTGATCCTTGGGTCACATTGAACTCTCCTTCGTAGGACATATCGCCAATGTCTGCATACAATCCAATGATTGTAGCAAACGGATCGAGACGCTGATACGATACCCATTTATCACCAATCTTGATGGAGTATGCTTGCCATCCTGTTTCCTCCAGGCGTTTTCTTCTCTCAATATCCCTGGGGCCACCACCGGATACGTGGAAGAATCCTTCCCGGTTTGCAGTATTGATCCCGTAGACTAATCCAGCCAAGCCAGAAATTGTGGTAGTAAGTCTACCTATGGCTGCATTCCTTATCAATGGGTCGGCATCATTTAACTCAGCACGTAATTGCTTATAGTTCCTGAGTGCAAGAAGCGTCCTGTCAGCAGAGTAGCCTAGAATGTTTAATGGAGTCTTGATGAACGGGACTACGAATGCAGTAGATGGGTGCTGGGACAATGCTTTGTAAATACTATGCCCTATTGTTCCTTTCGTTAAGTCCTTGGTGAACGCCAATTCATCTGCTACATTTGCCGCATACTTTGCAAGTGCGCTTGTACCAGAGTCGAAGTTCTCATTCATGTACTTCGTTGCCCTAGTATGGATCTCCAATTTTTTCGTAAGTCCTTCATCCTTGGCTATCGTAACGCCTTTGCGGTACAGGGCTTCTTGGGAGTGTAGTTGATGGTCTGCATCAATTACTTTCCTAAGTCGATTTTCTACATATTCCGCAATTTGCTTCGGATCTTTTAAGCCACTTGCCTGTGCCTCCAGGAAAGCCTTATAGGATGCTGCCCTTCTCGCATTCAACTGTCGCACAACCTCGTCCGTGGCAGTCAATACTTTGAACGGGTAACGAAATGCGCCTAAGACTGTATCGACCTTCTTAGCAAATTCTTCGTCAAACTGTACGCCGTATTTCTGCATGAGTCCAAGGTTCTGGATATTCTCAGCAGTAAGCGACTTCTGTGCCGATACTTCTCCAAATGGGATTGTTGACTTACCCATGAGGCGGGATGACTCCTCCTTGAATGATAGTCCCGCAGCTTTCCAAATGTTCTGGTCAAGGAAGGAATCATAAGCGTGCTTCCATACTGCCTTGGCCAATTCCGGGTTCCCTGTCATCAGTGCGCCCATTGACTTTTCAAAAATATCAAGCGTGGTAGATAACGCACCACCCAGTCCGTTTACCACCATAGTAGGGACAGAACCAAGTAGGTTTTGCAAATAGTATTCCCTTGTCATCTCGAAGAATCCTGCACGGGTCTTGATAGCAAGATTTAATACTTGGTTGAGAGCTTCTTCAGGATCTCCCCCATCTTGTATTAGGTCGATGACTTTATTTGCTACATCCTCGCTCTTGGCTCGCATGTTAGCCTTTGCGCCTTCCCGGGAGCCGGATATGATTTCATCCACATTAAAGGGCGACTTGTTATTGCGGAAAAGTTTAGTTTCACGGAGTCCCTTACCAAATTGTCTAGCGACTTGGGACTCCAGTGCGCTCATCTCGTAGAGATCATGCAGGTGCTTTGATACAATAGCTAAGGTTTTCTCTCTACCAAGTTTTCCAGATTGGTTAATGATAACATCAGTTAGGTCAGCCATGACATCCTCGGATGCTAGTCGGAATGCTGTGATTCTGTTGCGAATCTCTGAGAGTGCGGCTATGTCATCCCCAACTGCGGACTTTCCATAAGCGTCCCGCAATTCCTCTGGTAATCTCTCGATTAGGTTCCTGGCATTTTCCAAAACCTCTTCATCTGTCTCTTTTTTTGGTTTAAGTTTCTCCTGTTCTTTTACCTTCTGATTGAGCTTATTCAGGAAGCCATAAGTATCGTTGGTTGTGCTTAATCTTGGCCTTCCACCACGCCCAATCCCTCCGCCGACAAGCTCTTCGATGTGTTTATTTACCTCTTCGGTATCTACATCTTGAGAGAACTTTACATCCTCATTTACGTCTCTAGTAGCCTTAAAGTAATCACCTTCCGCCAAAGCGGTTGCTTCTTCCACCACATCACCTGCCACAGGTTTAACGGGTGCTGCCTCTACTGGTACTGGTGCAGTTGTGTCTACGGCTTCTGGGACAACCTCTTCCGCAGCTTTAGCTGCTTCTTCCTCTTCTAAGTTTCTGATTGGGCCAATAAGAGATTCCTCATCCAAGAGTTCTTGTGCGTCAGGTCGCTTTAATATCTCAGGAATTATATCTTCAGGGTTGTCTGCCTTAGCCCGTGCTTTAGTGAAGGCTTTGTGTAGCTTTAGGGATCGCAGGAATACCTCGAATGCTCCACCGATCACAATTCCCTCTAGTGCATTCTTTAGTCTACCTTCGATGAACGTATCATCCTCACTGGCTGCAAGATATTCGGAAACAGGAGTCTGCAATGCCGGGTGTGCTTGCAATAAGTTGGAAAGCCTAGCCTCGTTAGATGCAAATACTGTAAAGTCGGTAGCCGCCCCCGCCAATGTAGCCCGACGAAATGGTCCACCAAAAAGTACCTTCCCGGCTTTTCCTAGTTTTGTTGCCTGTCCTAGCTTTCCAGCTACACCCATGAACGGGATGAATCCAGTAGCAAATTGAGAAATCCCTTGCACCAGGCTACCTTGCCATGTCTTGCTCTCCCCTAAGAAATTTATGTTTACATCTGGGAGATCCAGCATCCCGCCAGATATGAAGTTACTTGTGTAGTCCAGTAGGTCGTAAGTGTTGTCAACCGCACCTAGAAGGCCACGGAACGGGGCAATCACAATATCCGCGAAGACATTAGGCTTATCTTCCGGCTCCTGTTCCTGTGGTGGTGTCACAGGCTCAACGCCCATGTCGAGTGGAGTACCTAATGGATCTTGTTCTTGGGTTGGGAGAAATGTAGGCATTGTCGTAAATCCTTACTTGGTTGGCTCGATGCTTTTATAGAAGTCCCCAAATGTTTTGTATAGCTCCTTCTGTGCGTTAATTAAGTCGCCAACAGGTCTATTAAGCATCTCGGCCTTTTTTATGACGGATGCAGCATCTGGGGTATTTAATTCTTCTTTCGTCAGGATTCGGTGAACGCCAATGTTTAGATCCTTTACGTTTATCGGATACCCAAAGCTTTTGCCGCTTTTGGAGATGTCGTACCTTTCTTCTCCCTCAACTTCAATCGCTGATCGTTTGAACTCGTGTAGCTGTGTGAACACTCCCTTGGATGCTTCTATGCTGAGAAAAAGTTGTTCTAGTTGTTCTCTAGCAGCAGTTGAGTATGGTACTGCTGGGATTATAGTTTGAACTCGGCCACCCTTGTAATCAATTATAGAATAATTAGATGTTTCAGGAACCATTGGGATTGTGCCATCAATGATCCCTCTTACTGTCTCGGTGTCGTATCCAGGAATGGTTTTATCACCTTTCCTGCCCCAAATGTTTAAAGCTGCTTCTTCGGCTATCTTCTTGTCTTTTGCATTACTTAATACGTTCCAGTTGTTTGTCCAGGCATCAATCAATTCTGCGCCCAGCTTTGGGTCTTTTAGCTTTTCTGTGGGAATTACTTTACCCCCTATTTCGGCAGCGTTTATGTCTTCTTTTAATTTCTTGAGAGCATCATCGTCTTCTACGATTTTATTTCGAATTTCGGTAAAGCTCTTGGCAGTATCGTTTCTCCATTGATCTAATTCTCGGTCAAAAAAGTCCGATGTTTTTTGAATCCTCTCTGATTCTGTTCCAACAAAATTGTTCCAATAATCAAGCGTGTCACGTCTGATCCTTAGAAGGTCTTGATTTGAACTATTTTCCCAGAGTGTATAGTCTTCAGAATTTGATAAGTTTTGCCCTTTGGCGTCATAAATCTTAGAGATTTGATTTCTTTGTGTCTCAAGTGTCCGACTCAATCTACTGTCGGTCAAATTTATCCGTTGATCCATGTTTATTGCTCTGTTGACCTTAGTCTCCTGCGTGTATAGTTCACGCCCAGGGATATAATCGTCAATTTGAGCAATCGCATTGTTTTTGGCTAGTGGTAATTTGTCCTCTGCGTCGAGTACATATCTGCGGTAATCGTCGGTAAAAGCCTGCTCTGATTCGTATTCCTTTTCCTGCCAGATAAATTTTCGGCCTTCTTTGATCGTGTTCTGCCCAGTAAAGAAATCTGTCATGAAATTCTGTGTCTGGGATTCAACCTCTTGTTTTTCAGTACGTATTTTTTCTGAGGCTTCTTTAGACTCTTTGTAGTCCTGCTGCTCCTGAATGTCTGTAATATCATTCTTGAGATCCGCTAAGAACATGAAATCATTCTTCAACGGAACTTTCCCTATGGTTAGGTTATCCT